CCCCCTAATAAAATCAAAGAAGGAATTGAGTTTTTACGGAGATCTCAAATTCTTATTGGACATAATATTATAGGGTTTGATATACCAGTAATTAAGAAACTTTATAATGTAAAATTTAGTGCTGATATAGAAGATACTTTAGTTATGTCTAGACTATTTAATCCAATACAAGAGAACGGACATAGTTTAAAAACTTGGGGATACAGGGTTGGCTTCCCTAAAAAAGAGCATCCAGGAACATTTGATGAGTATACTAATACGATGTTAGAGTATTGTACACACGATGTTAGACTTAATGAAATGGTTTATAATCAATTATTAATTGAAGGAGAAAGTTTTGATACTGATTCCATTCGTTTAGAACATGAAGTTACAAAAATTATATATGGTCAAGAAAAGGCTGGCTTCTTATTTGATGAAAAGAAAGCCATGTTTCTACTTGCTAAATTACAATCAAGAATTAGTGAAGTAGAACAGGAGGTACAAGAAACATTTAAACCTAGAATGGTTGATGATAAATTAATAACTCCTTATGTAAAGAAAAATGGAGTACTATCTAAACGAGGATTAACTTCGGAAGAATATGAAAGATTCAATGGTATACAACAAAAAGATTTTGAAATGTTCGGTAAAGGAAAGTATAATTATAAACCTTTTATGAGACAAAAGTTACAGACTTTCAATCTTGGATCTCGCAAACAAATAGGTGAGTACTTAACCCTCTTTGGTTGGAAGCCTGAGAGGTTCACTCCTACAGGAAAACCTATAGTTGATGAGGGTACTCTGAAAAAGATTGAGCATATTCCAGAAGCAAAACTAATTGCAGAATTTTTATTGTTACAAAAACGAATTGCTCAATTATCATCTTGGATAGATGAATTAAAAGGGGATAGAGTACACGGTAAAATTATTTCAAATGGTACAATTACAGGAAGAATGACACACAGAGGCCCGAACATGGCACAAGTTCCTAATGTTAATAGTCCTTATGGTACAGAATGTAGGGCTTGTTGGACTGTTCCAGAAGGTTATAAATTAGTTGGGGTAGATGCCAGTGGTTTAGAACTTAGGGTATTGGCGCATTATATGGACGATAAGGAGTATATAAATAATGTTATCGAAGGAGACATACATACAATTAACCAACAGCTTGCAGGAATTCAATCAAGAGATAAGGCGAAAACTTTCATATATGCCTTCATATACGGAGCAGGAGATGAAAAACTTGGGATGGTGGTTGGTGGAAGCAGAGCTAAAGGTAAAAGACTTAGAGATCGTTTTCTCACCAATTTGCCATCACTTAAAAAGCTTACGAAAAGAGTTCAATACGCAGCTAAAAAAGGATTCCTCAAAGGAATAGATGGTCGTAAAATTTACATACGAAGTGAACACGCAGCATTGAATAGTTTATTACAAGGAGGAGGGGCTATACTTATGAAGCAAGCCCTGGTATTATTAGATAATAAAATCAAACAAAATAAAATTGATGCAACTTTTGTAGCTAACATACACGACGAATGGCAGATACAAGTAAAAGAAAACCAAGCAGATTTAGTAGGTCAGCTTGGGGTTGAAGCTCTTAAAGAAGCCGGAGATTATTTTAATCTACGTTGCCCTCTTGCGGGGCAGTATAAAATAGGAGATAACTGGAGTGAAACACATTAGTTTACGGAAAGCTATAGATGGAAAATGTAAGGACTGTACTTATGATACCGCAGATAAAGGAAGTTGGAGACAGCAAGTAGCTGCTTGTACAATTAATAGCTGTACATTACATCCTGTTAGACCAGTTAGTAAAACAACTAAATTACCTTTATCTTTATTAAATTATTGGGAAATAAAACCAGAGGATTTAGATGATAGAGCTAGGAAGATTGTTAAATATTGATTTTAAGGGTTCAGGAGTAGCCTATTTGCCTACTCCACAGAACTAAAATTGATTAGCAATACCTACCCACCACTAGGAGAATTAGAATGGTAAAAGGCACTCAGAACGACAAGATCTTATCTTATTTACGAGGAGGCAGAACTCTTTCACCTATCGAAGCTTTGGTAGAATTTCGCTGCTTCCGATTAGCTTCAAGGATTAACGAACTAAGAAATAAAGGATACGATATTACAACCAATAAGGACAATGACTACGCCGTGTATTCATTGAATGAGTAATGGATAAGCTGAAACATGGAGAAAGTAGGAAGGGAGACATAGCAGAGCATTACGCTATAACATGGCTGTGGGATAACAGTTATGAAGTCTTTAAAAACTGTGGATGTACAGGAGCAGTAGATTTAATTACTTTAAATTCTGAAGGAGAAACACAATTAATAGATGTTAAAACTTTTAAAGGGCAAAGCAAAGAGCCAAGAAATATAACCAATTCAAACACCAGAACAAAGAAGCAACGGGAACTTGGAGTTCAGATATTAGGCTTTGATCCTATAACCAGGAAGCTTCGGTTTGTAAATCACCAAGAGGAAGATAACAATGCCCCAATCTAAAATTCTAACAACTGTTGTAGAAGATA